GTTAATTGGCATGGCTTTCGCAGTAGTAAATACAGTAGTGGAAGCGCTTATTGTTACTATTTTAGCGCGTGAGCTGTTAATAGTTGCGTACGTTTTAGACCGTCCTCTGGCTCCTTCGCTAACCGTAGTTGGTTCTTGTATTTCGATCTTGTGTTTAAGATCGCTAATTTTTATGTCGCAACACTTAACCAAAATAACCACCGTAAAAAGGAAGATCGCAATTAATACACTCCAAGTTACTCGGAACGCCAAAGTTAATAGTTTTAAACTTGTCGTAAACTTGTTTTGCGTTTGGTGGGAGACCGTCGGCACATGTGCACGTGTCACAATCCCCGCGCTTCTCGTACCAAGACGCTATGTGGTTTAGTAAAGCATTAATAATTTCTTGGTCTAGACCTTGTGGAGTACCGGCAAGACCGGCGCTAAAAACTATTTCTATAGCTTGCTCCCTTCGGTCTATGTCCGTGGGGAATGTGGAACCCCATTTTAAATTTAATTTACTAAAGTCGTTCGAGTCGTTTATAACTTCGTAGTAAGACGCGACCGGAACCGGAGTAAGTACATCACCAACATAGTATTCGAAACTTGTAAGCGAAAGGTACGGTTTTTTTCGTAACTGAAAGCAAGAGCGGTTATAGAACATGTCGCGAGTTGTTTTAAATTCCGTCTCTAACAAAACCAAACTTGTGTAGCCTTCGAAGAACTCTATAACTCCGTCGCGAAGTCTAGTAAGTAAAGCGTCCTCGTCGGTGTCTGCGTCGTCAATACGTAACCACTCTTTTATGGTGGACAAGTCTAGTACGTCGTCGTTGTTTCCCGTTACGGAAAGTACGAAGTATGGAAAGTCTGTACGTGTAAAGTAGTTTTTCATTTTTAAAAGGTTCCGTCTAGCGCGGCTAGTAGTTCGTCTCTAACACTCTCGTACGTGTGTCCGGTTTTAAGTGGGTAGGTTAAATTCATAAAACCATTTGTTTCGTAAGGAGTCCCCACCGTACTTTTTATCCAATCTCTAATAGCTACCACGCCGTCGTGCTCTTCGTCCTCTAAACCTTCGACGTACATTTTGTTTAGCTTTTTAACTTTAGTTTTTGTCTTTGTCTTTTTTGTTACTTCGTCTATATCTATTATAGTGTCTTTTGCTATTTGGTTTAGATCGGCTAGGACTAGCTTAGCGTCGCTTAAGTCTTCCATACGCATAAAAAGAACGGCTTCCGCAAGTTCGGCGCGTTCCGCTCTAACCGCCATAGTCCAAGACCGATAAGCCCCCGCTCGTATTGTCCAAAGTCTAAGGTCGTTCTCTACTTCAAGAAAAAAAGATTCTTTACCAATTAGAAAGTAGGTAGCCGCAATACGCTTTTCCGCTACGCTTAACCGGTTCCAATTTATAGGGTTATTAACGTCTTGTGGACTAGCCACTAACATTTTTGTATAGATAAGTTGTTTAAGCTTAGCGCGAAACGCTAGTTCGTCTCCCCACCCCGCAAGATTTTTAGATATTGCAACCTTCCCATAGTTATAAACTTCTTCTATGTCTACCACTTCCGTAAACCCGCTTGGAGTGGGTGCCGTATCTGGTAAAACAACCACGGCGGGTAAAGTTTCGTTAGTCTCTTTGTATATTTTCATATTACCCAACCCTCGTTAAAGGTCTCCACCTTAAACTTATGTGGTCGTACCAAAACGTTGCGCACTCTTCCGGCTTTATAGACTTGTCCGCGTCGTCGCGTATTAAAAGACGATTCGCCGCTATACTACCCGCGTCGTTATGTAAAAACCGCAAGTCGTTTACGGTACTTATATTACATATTCTTATTATTCTATTAACTCCGACCGCCGGAGCAACGAACCCGCTAATCTCTCTATTGTTTGCGTCTATGTCTTGTCGAATCATATTAGCCGTGGCAAACCCCGTCGGAGCGTAGTTGTTAGCCGTTGCCGTTAATATGGGGGGTGTAATAATTCCGCCGGTTATTTGTTCTATACCGGTCTCGTTAGCTTTGTCGTAAACGTCTTTTTTTATTTGTAGCTCTTGTCCGACCAGTGCTAAAGCGGCTTGTGTCTTAGCGTCTGCGTTAAGTGTAACGGCGGCGTGTCTTGCGGCGGTGTTTGCGGCTACGTCGGTGTTAGCACTAACCGTTGTTTGGAAGTTACTAATTGTGTTCGCTAATTGTGTTCCGGTATGGTTGGCGCGAGCTAAAAGGTAAGCGTCGGTTTGGTTAGCCGTTGCACCGGCGGAAATACCATTTAATTTTACCTTGTCCGCGAAGTCCATTAGTCCATGGGTGGTTGCGGTTACTAATTTCGCTTGTAAAACTTGTCCGGCAAGAGCTAAACCATTTTGTGTTGGGGTATCTGCGTTAAGTGTAACGGGGGTGGTGTTTCCAATAGGAATACCGGAGTCTTTTATTAGCTTGCCGGTTACGCCGTTAACCGTTGCTATGTTGTCATTTACGGAACTAATCGGTCTGGCTACTTTTGTGTCTAGTGCCGTTTGAATGATCGCACCCGTAGACGCGCTAAGAACTTGTTCCGCACCACTAAAAGTTAAACCCGTAACGGAGGTAAGTTTATTATAAGTCCCGCGCCAATCCGAACCAGTCCAAATATAGTAGTCGGAAGGTTTACGGTTAATACCCCATATACCTTGCCCCTCTAAAGTAAAGTAAACGTCGTCGATATTATTACCAACAAGCGGAAGCGCGGAGTAGTTAAGTACAACACCCTTTACGTTGTCGGCTCTTCCGGCGGCTTCCGAAGGTGGAATTATTTGTTCTATTAAGTTATCAGCCATAAGACTAAATTACGCTCGCGGTAATGTCGGTGGTTGGGTCGGCTCCGGAAAGTCGTAATTGTAAAACGCTTCCCGCTTTTAAATAGATTCTATAACTAGTCGGAGCATTTTTAACGCCGTTACTTTGTGATTGTGCCGGAAGTCCTTCTTGGGAAACCAACGTTTCTATTATCTCACTCCCCGCAAAAGTTCCGGAAATTTGTATTTGGTATACGCCGCCGTTACTAATAATCTTTTTACTTAGTCCGTCGGTTGTTTGGTTTTCAAAAATTAGCATGGCGGTTATACCTTAAGCTTTAGTTCGGTCTTTGTTCTCTTCGTTTAAAGCGCCTTTTTTACCGGGGCGTTTGCTACCAAATATCTTTTCTTTAAGACCTTTTTTACTTTCGCCTTCTTCGTTAGACGATTCGACTTTTGGAGGTGTGTCGATAAATTCTTTTTCCTCGGTATAGCCTTGCTCAAACGCGGCGCGGTATTGCGCTTCGGTTAAGTTAATTGTAGTACCTTCGCCAACATTACGAGTCTCGAAAGGACTAAAGACAATAACGCCGGTTTTTGTAATTTTGGTTTGCATTAGTTTTTGCATTTCGGGCAACTCCATAAAGTATTTATAAATTTAAAAAAGAGAAGGGACTTAACGCGTAAGCGAAAAAGCCCCTTCTAAAGTACGCAGCTATTTAGCTAGTTGGGGCTTCGTCTACATGCTCCACCGAAACTACCGTTGCCGTTGCGCCGGTTGTAACCGAACTAGCAACAACCTTTGGACGCAAGTAACGTTTAGTGTACAAGACACCTAACATTGGGAGCGCGTCGGTTGCGGCAATGTCCGCACTTTGCGTTGCTACGGCGTTATAAATTTGGTCGGCGGGAACGTCGCTAACATCACTAGCAAAAGCCGCGTCGCTAGACTCTTCAATTACTAAGTCGTAGTCTCCGTCGGTTAAGCCAGTAATAGCCATGGCGAAAGCCAAACCGGTTTGTATATTTTGCGTATCGACAATAGCGCCTAGGCTATCCCCGTCCGCTACGATTGCCGCAACTAGAAGCATTCTAGCATTTAGGCGGCTTGCAATAGTTTTTTCCACGATAATTCTCCTATAAAGAATTTTTAATTAATTAATAAACACAATAAAAATATAACTTTGAAAATGGGAAAGCTCGAACTAAGCAAGCTTTCCCAACAAACAACTTACGCTTTAACTTTAAGCAACTTAATTGCTTCGTAGTTAGTAACGTCTCCACCGGTTCTTTTTACAGTGTAGAAAAGAACGAATGGTTTTTTCGTTACCTCGTCTCTAATAACGCGGAAGCCTAAACGATCTACCACGGTGTAACCCGTAGAAAAGTTCGCATAAGCATAACTTAACACGTCACCCGTAACCGTTTGGTTATGTTGTGGCATGTCGTTAAAGAACGAGACCGGCTTACCAAGTAAAAGCTTCTCGTCGCCTAAACGCATAGACTCGAAGTTTAGTAAGTAGTTGTCGTTTAAGTCTTTAAGCGTAATAACCGCTTCGAAACTTGCGCGTTTCATAAACCAAGCCGCACCCGCGTTATAGTCTTCGATCATTGCGTTTTGAACTTTCTTAAAGTCGTCTCCGGCAACGGTTTTAGACGCGGCGGACTCTATTTGTTCAATAGCTCCACGTTGGTAAACTCCCGCCGTATTCCAAGCCGGATAAGTTAGGAAGCCGCGTGGCTTACCGTTACCGTCTCCGGTTACGAACGCAAGGTTCTCGTCGCGAATCATTTTGTTAGTGGTCTTACGTCCAAGCCACCCTTCAATGTCAAAACCCGCGTCGTCCAACATGCGTTGCGTTGCCGCCGGTTGTGCGTATTGCTCATGTACTGGAATTTGTTTAACTCCAATATCCGGTGTACCGGTTTCCGAACGGCTTTGTGTTTCACCAACCCAACCACCGGCAATAAGCTCGTTATCGTCTATAACAATTTCCAAAATATCGGAAGTAATGTTTTCGACGGTAGCGTAGTTACGCATTGCGGACGTTTCAAAAATTCGCGTAATCATGCGACTAGAAACTTCCGGACGGATAAAATAACCACCTTGCGGACCGATCGAACCAACTAACGCTTTCAAATGTAAAGCGCGGTCGTCGTCTCCCATGTGTTTAAATTTGCCGTCTAGCAAACTCTCTATAACATGGCTAGCGCTTTCCGTGTCCATTGCTACGCCTTTTTTCAAATAGCGAGCAACTTCTTTACGCGCTTTAAGCTCTTCTTCCGAGTCTTGCGCATCTTTACCACCACCAACACGACTAAACAAAGCTTCCACTCGTTTAAGTTCGTTTTGTTGTGCTTCTAATTTCTGTTTAGTTTCTTGGTACTCTTCCATGTGGGCACCAAGACCGCTTACCGCTTTTTTCAAAGTTTCCGCGTCCAAACCTTCTAGCATTTGCTCGTGTCCATCGGCTAACTTCTTAATACTCTCGAAGTTTTTGCCCATGTCCGTAAGCATGGTTTTTAGTTCTTCTAACATAATACAATTCCTCTATGTAGGGGGGAGTTAATAAATTACTTTTTAAAATTTAACGCGGCTATTAAGTCTTTAACCTCGTCGTCGCTAACGTTGTCTTTGTGTCCCGTTACTTTTTTACCAAGCAACGCTTCTTTAAGTTCGTTAACGTCCTTTTCGGTAATATCGTCGCGAGTATTACCACCACCGTTACCCCCGTCGTCGCGACCGGATAACCGTTTAACTTCCGAGATTAAAGCCTTAGCCTTTTTACCCGAAAAATTAAAATCTTTTTTAAGCACGTGCTCTACGTCTCTAATAGAGTCGAACTTAAGATTGTTTTCTTCGCTATCGCTTATTGCTTTTACCCATGGGGCTAAAGTTTCTAAGAGTGCGGTTTTTGTTTCTTGTTTAAGTTCGCTTGCTTCGATTTTTGAAACCGCAAACGCGACGGATTCTTTAACAACCACAATAGAACCGTCCACAATATCGCAAACCGGAATGCGATAAGAGCTAAAACTTTTAAGGTCTTCTTCATTAACCAAAGCAAAACATTTAGCATATTCTTTACTTGGTGTGTCGATACTTTTTGTAAATTCTTTAATGCGTTGGACTGCACCGGCGGGACTCCAATTTTTAGAAGATACGATTGGAAAGTTTGTAACACTTTCTTTTTCTTCTCCAAAGTCGTAATGTTTTTCTCCTTCTTCCATATCGTCTCCGGACAAAACGGGAAGGTCTACGTCTGGAATAGAAGAGCTAATAAATTGCGGTGGAATATCGGACGCACCAAGCACAACTTTAGCGGCGGGGTTCATTGGAAACGCAACAAAACTATATTCGTAAAGATCAACTTTTTTAATGTAACGAACGCCGTTAATGTAGTCGTAAAGTGGTTCGCCTTCGTCGTCGCGTGCAATTCTAAAACCAATACTTAAAGAATCTAGTCCACCCTCTCCCATGTACGGAACAATTAAAGGTGTGTTGCCGCCGTCTTTTGGAATGCGACCTTTAACACGTAAACCAATTTGGTCTTCGTACTCTTCTAAAGAAAAACCCGCGAGTAAGTCGGGGTCGTGGAATGCTAAAACTTTTGGTTTACGTTGTTTAAGAGAATCTTTAAACGCTCCAACATTAATTACGTCGTCGCCTAAATCTTTAGACCAAGTAGAGGCGTAACCTTCAAAATAAAAAAACTTTTCGTCTTCGACAAGTTTACCGTCCTCCTTAAGTCCGTCGAGCGCGAGTGGAAACTTTAATAGACAAAGTTCTTCGCCGTCGGAGTTCTTGTAGCACGTGAACCCCTCCTTGTTCTTATACAGATCGGGTCCGGCTAAACGAGCCTTCGACTTAAGGTTTAATTTCATAATAAAAAGCCCTTTGTGCGCTTGGTGGGGTAGGTTTAAAGAAGTAACTAGAGTAAACCCCAAACGAGCGCCAATGTAATTACCCAAGGTTGGGTACTTTTGTTAAATAATTGGACTTTTTGGACGTTTTTCGTGGGGGTGGTGTTGTAACTACGTCCTTTTTGGAATAGGGAGACGAATTAGCCCAATGTCGGAGGGGTGTCGAACAACATGTTCCACCGCCGCGTTTAGCATGTAATTAGCAACCGGAGTTGGTAAGCTTCGACGCTCTTTTTTCCACTCGCTAAGTCGGTGCGGCGAATAGTTTGTTCCGAGTTGCGCGTTTAAATTTTGTAGCGCTTGCGTTTGGTTTAAACCATTAGTTTCGTTTTGAAACATTGCCCAAGCGGTAACTATATTTTTATCCATTACTAGTCCGGCTCCCGTGGTTTGTATATTTAATACTACAACGACAATTAACAACTTCTTTTAGTTCTGCACCAAGCGAAGTATCTCCCGCGTATAAAAGTGCGGAGTCTCCAACAAGAAAAGCGTCCGTATGGTTTACGGTTTGTCCGTTCGCGTCGTAATGCGTTTCGCGTTCGAGTCCGTCTATAACCGTCTCCCATTCTTTTGTAATTACTTCGACACCTTCGACTTCGGGAGAACGTGCGACCGTTGTAACTTCTATGTCTTTAGTTCCTTCCGCCGCGTTTTGTGTTTCGGTTGTTGCAATTAATTCCGCTCGCGCATTTATTCCACGTCTAAATTTATCGGCGGCGTTTTCTGCTATCGTCGCTTGTAGTTCTGCACTAGTAAGTTCTTCTTCGAGTGCGGCTATGGTTGCTTGGATAATTGCGCGTTCGGTTTCTTTTTGTGTTGTGTTTGCAATCGTACTCGAACGAGAAACGGTAGAGACCGCAATAAATAAATCTAAGTTCTCGTCTATGTCGTCGTCTATGTTTTTAGTTTCTAGAATATGGGGGTGAGACTTTGCAACTTCTTCGCGAAAATCTTTTTTAAATTCTTTACTAACTCGGTTGTACTGATTAAGTAACGCAACGCGTGTTGGTTCGGACGTTAAAGAAATAGCGTTTGGAATGTTTCCGGTATCTTTTAGCGCACGCTCCATTTCGTTTGCGTAAGTGTTTAAAATTTTACGCATTTCTATTTTTAGCTTTCGCTCTAGACGAATCTTTTTAGCAAGATCGCGTGCGGCTTGTCTCGAAGTCATTAGTCCAAATACTCTCTTTTAAATTTAAGTTCGTCGTCGAACACTCGTAAGTTTCCCCAAGGGTCGCGAACTATAATGTCGCCTTGTTCGAGTTTGTGTGTAATTTGGTTTGGTATGTGTACATAAAAACTTTTTGGCGCACCCTTAAGTGGGGAGTGTGGAAATAGCGCAAGTGCACGCCCAATAAAATTACCAACTTCCGTTATGTTGTTTCCGTCGTAGCAAAGTGCTTGGTCGGTTAACTGTTTTCGTTTTATATTTTTTAACATTACACACGCCGTCCATTTATATAAAACTTAGTTCCGCACCTAATAGTTTTATTAACTTTGTCCCAATTCGGTTCCACGTCTTCGTTAACCAGTGAACATAAAAAGTACGTTGCTGTTAATAGTGGGACATATAGGTTAAGTACCCACCAAGAAATTTTATACTCTATAACCAGTTCTACTTTAGCCATATTAAGCGTCCACCCTAAGAAGCGCGTAAGGGTTAGTTTTATATAGCGGTATTCCAAGAGTGTTAAAAAACCTAAAGTGTTGTGGTTGTCTACCTAGTGGAGAGAACTTAACGCCGTCGTTAGTGGGTGTAAGTTTAAAACCATTCTCCTTAAACACTTTTTCGTATATAGAATATGTACGTCTCGTAATATCTATTTGTTGCATGTTATTTGCCTCGTTTGTTAATAACCTTCTCTTTTATAAACCGTGCGTAAACCTTTTTGGTTTCTAAAATAGTTAGTGCCCCAATAATAACGGTGCTTGGTAATGGGTGTTGGAAGTTAATACCTTTGTTAGCTTTTTGCATAATGTTATTCGCTCTCTTCGTCGTGTCCTTTCATGGTTTGGATTTTGTCCTTACACAAAAGAATTTTATTGGTTACGTAGTCGCTTAAGTTGCTATGTTGCTCCACAAAGTTTTTAAATAAGTGGACTTTTTGCGAGTAGCTACCAAGGCTAACTTTAAGAATAAAAAGACCGTTGTGGTCTGCGTCTTTAGCTTCGGTAACGATCTTGTCGCAAAACGTATCTACCCACTCGTACAACGTACTTAACTCTTCTCCAAATTTATAGTTATGTTCTGAAATAACAACGTTAGATTCCATTTGGTTCGTCCTTTAATTCGTCGAATAAGCCAAACTCTATTGCTTTGGAAATAGTTTGCGGCTCGTTCGTTTTAAGTTTTCGTTTAACAACTTCGCCAAAACATTTTATGTTGGTAGTTCCGTCGTCGTTTTTAAATAGGTTATTTTTTACCGCCTCTTTTACACAAGCTTCGTTGGTGTAGTTTAGAGACTTACTAATAGAATTAATAAATAGAAGCACGCGCTTAACGTCCTCTTCTAAGTCGGGGTCGTCTATAGTCCCTTCGTCCGCACCTTCTCCAAGGTCTATATCGTCGTTTTCTGTTTTTGGTTTGCGTCTTGCTGCACGTGGGCTATTACTTGCTTCGTCGTCGTAGTCTCGGTCGGTGCCAAGTGGAACCATGGAAGAGTTAACTAGAATCGCGTCGCCTTCACCACCGACCGGTTCGCGTTTTAAATACGTGGTGCGAATCTCGTTAGTAGAGGTAACACCTAACTCTTTTACCGCTTTCGCATTTGCTAAACGTCTAGGCTCTAACGCTTCTATACTATCGGGGTCGTACGCAAGTTCGTAACCGTCCAAGTCTTTATAGCGTGGTTGTAATAGTCGAGTCATTTCTAAATTGAACTCGTCGAGCGCGGGTAGAATAGCGTCGTCGTACTTCATTAGTTTAGAACTTTCCAAATTCGCCAATGTCATTTGCTCCGCCATTACGGACGGAAGTGGAATGTCGTACGTGTTGTAAATGCGTGCGGTTAAGCTCGCTAGCATTTCACTGTATTGCATGTCTTTATTATTTACAGAAATAGCGCTTACCTTCATTCCGCTTTCGGCAAGTATCGGACGACCGGCGTTGTTCGCTCCACCATAGTAGTCGTTTATTCTATCGTTTAGTTTTGTATATTGTTTGTCGTCTAGTTCGCCTTCCGCCGCAAAGATTAACGAAGGTGTAGCCGAACGTTTTAGAAGAGAGTTGTTGTGCATGTTTTGAGCTATGAATTGTTCTAGTTCAAATAACAACGGTCTAAGGGGAGACATACCCCATTGGTTACCCACTCCGAAGCGCGTATTAAAAGAACGGCTAACTAAAATCTCTTGTTGTTCGTTTGCGGAGTAGTAACGGAATGTGTTGCCTCCGGTTAGATCGTCGCGAGTGTAAGTAGTAACGTCCGCACCTTGCGCACTTTGTAGAATCTTATACAAATACCCTTTAGTGTCGCTTTGTAGGTTCATGTCTTGCGCGTAACCAATTAAAAGTTCCAATGGCGCGTTCTTAATATATCCGGTAGCAACAACGAACGCATTACCACCAACCAACTTATTAGTTAGCCAAAACTCTCGAAATAGTTCGCCGGACATACCACCACCGGGGTTCTTTAATAAATCCAAGCTTTCGTGCTCCGTAACCCAATCTTTCTTTTTCTCGTTATACCAAACAAGCGGAATAGACTTAGCCGGTTTAACAATGTCGTTAACTGCGTCCGCTAACACACTAACATTCGTGTAGTAGTTAAGTGCTTGGTATGCCGCTAAGTTTTGCGAACCACCCCCAACCAAGAAGTCGTAGAAACTTCCGCCGTTAGGGTTAACGTAATTCTTAACCTCTAGTGGAGACACAACTTTTTTAACTACACGAGGCGAAGACATAACACCACTAAACGTCGAATCGTCTCGAAGTATTAATTGTGGATTCGCTTTGTAATCTTTGTTTAGTGCTAACTCTTTCATGGTCTAACCCTCGTTGCTTTTTATTTAATTAGTTTTAAAACTCTGTTAACTGCCAAGCCCACAACGTAAACTTTCTATTGTCTACTTCGGCTACTAACTTCCGTATCTTACTTGCATCTTGTTCTGTTAGTGGGTTGGGGAAGACTATAGAAGGGTTACTTGCATAGCTCCCACCATGTCCACAACAACTATTTTCCGTCCAAATGTTGTTTTCCCATAGGTGTTTAATTACGTGCGCAATACATTTGTCGATAGCTACTAACCTAGTAAACTCCACACCTTTAAAAAATGTTTTGGGGTCTAGTAGTGTAGGTGTATCTTTTTTAGTTTTGTCGACCGGCTCCGTATCTAACCCAACCGACCAACAACGACACATTACTTTTTTATGGTTTAACATATCTACCACCATTACTCTTTGTCTTTTGCACGCGTTTCGAATGTGCGTACGTTACTTGGTTTTTTCTCTTCTTTGTCTAGTCCGTGCAACCATGTGATCGCCCAAACTAAAGCGTCTACTCGGTCGGGTGAATCTGCACTTGCGTCGTTGGGGTTCCAATCTGTCATTTGGTCTTCAAGTTTTCCAAACACGCCGACATGGTGCACGCGTCCTTGTTCGTATAGTGCGCTTACCGGTTCGGCTCTTACTGCTTTACCTCTCGACGCTCGAACACTTTCGTAACTAATGTCTCGGTTAACACTTCTAAGGTTCGACTCTACTAAGTCACCACCAAAGTTTACTTCGCCAACTACACGATCGGCTTCGTATGCGCGGTATTCCGCTTCGACGGCGCGTGCCCACTTTAACGGTTTCGCTTTTAGTGTTGCGTCTTCTAAAACGAAGCTATGTAGTTGGTCTCCAACCATAGCGCAACCGGCTATTATTATTCCGGTCTCGTCGCTCTTCTTATTAGCAGTACCGGCGGGGTCGACCGCAACACATAAACGAACTAAGTCCGGACAATCATCGAAGCTTATACGGTGTAGTTCTATATCGTCGCTTGTCCATAGTGCGTCGGGGTTATCGTCGAGGACTTCGGCGTTTAGTTCTTGTCTACCAAGACGAGTCCCTTCGTACTTATCTATTACGCGCTTTCTAAATGTAGGCGCTAAGTTTTGTAAGTTATCGTAAGTACTTCCCTTAGTAATGTGCGTGTCTTCTTCTTCCATTAAGTTTTTTAAAAACTTAGTTGGCTTGGGTGTTGTGGAAATTAATGTTTGGGGGTCTTCACCTAGACGCAACCCGAATTGGTACATGTCCCACGTTTCGACGAGATATTTCCACGCACACATTTCGTCCGCCCAACCTCCGTCGTGTTGCGGTCCGCGTAACCGTTCCGGTTCTTCCGCACTATACGCAAAACACATTGCGCCGTTCGGGTACGTAAGTCTTCTTTTACTTGGTTCGTAGATCGGTTTAAACCATGGGGAGGCGGTCGCTAAAATTCCACTCTCTCCTTCTATCATTACGTCCCTAGCGTCCGAACTTGTGGGAGCAATTAAAGCAATACGTCTACATTGTCCCGTTTCTATTTTATCGCGTACCCATTCCGCACCGGTTCTTGTTTTACCGAAACCACGACCGGCAAGAATTAACCACACACTCCAAGAGGACTCCGGAGGTAGTTGGTTCTCTCGTGCGTATAGTGCCCAATCCCAAGCGAGTGTAATAATTTCTTCGTCGGTAAACTCGGAAATTAATGCGACTTGTTTACTTGGACTTAAGACCTTTAAGGAGCTTAGCAAATGCCTCCGCTCGTGTAGCGTCTGCGTCGAAACCGTCTGCACCGTCTTTCGCCTCTTGTAAAGCGTTGTTAATAGATTCCATGGAGAAGCTTGGAACTAACTTATTAAGTAAGTCCATTACGTTCTTATGGCGTTCGTCTAATATATAGCGCAAGTGTTTTGTTTTGCTAACTTGCTCGTACTTGGGGTTGGATTGTTTCTTTAAGTTTTCGAAAATCTCTATGTAGCCTTTTCGAATATCTAACAACTCGGTAAACGGGTCTAGTGCAACGATGTTTTCGCGTACTTCGCTAATAGCGTCTTCGGTACGGTTCATAAAAGCGATCTTAACCTTACCGGTCGCGTCGCGTTCGGCTTTCTTGGCTAGTGGCTTCTTCGTATGTGGTGGAGTGGGCTTTTTGGTTGGCTTGCTGCTAGGGGGTGTTTTCTTGTCCCTTTTGGCACTTGCCTTTTTAGCTACCATACGTTCTAGGTTTCCGGTTACGTGTTGGGAGCGCCAATAAAAAACGTTTTTGATTCAAACAAGGCCTTATTTGACCTAGACCGGAGGGGGCGAAGGGTGTAAGTGATAA